GACACTTCTCAGCAGCGTTGTTGGCTGTATCCTCGCCCACTCCGGGATGAGCTTGGTGCTTGGGGACAAGGAGGATTGCGTGGTGGAGTGTTTAGCTTATGGAATGCTCGATGTCCTCCGATGCAATCCATCTCTGATGGAGTATATCTCCAGACTGGATGAATAGATGCTCGCGAAGCCCCCTGCAAATGTAGGGCTGTACAAGGCTCTTGAGAATGCGGAGAAGCCTCCGGATCAGGTTGAACCCGTTCACACTCCGGAGGAGCTGGACGAGGCGAAGGCCCTCGCGATCAAGATGCTTGCAGCACAGAGCAGCCTCGTGGAGTTCAGATCGAGGTTTCTTCCGCTCCCGAGAGAGGTTCCCCCCGCATGGTTCCATCATCACTGGTCTGACATCCTCCTGAACGGGAAGAAGAACTTCGTGGCGGAGGGGTTCCGTGAATCCGGAAAGACGTCCCTTGTCATCAAGGGAGCTCCCCTCCACGCGCTAACCTTCCCCACCGAGGAGCGGCGGTATATCGTCTTCCTCCTGACCAATGCCACACTGGCGCAGAAGAGGTTGTCTGAGATTGTGCTGGCCTATGAGTCGAATCCCGACCTGAGCAGCAATCTCGTGCGCGTCACGGCATACACTCCCTCCCTCGGAATATATGAGGTTGTGGTAACCGACGGCGAGAAGGATATTCCCATCCGGATCGAGGCATACGGCAAGGGGATGTCCATCCGTGGTTTGTCATGGAATGACCGGCGTCCCGACCTCATCATAATAGATGACCCGCAGGACCTTGATGACGTCACGTCCGATCTCGTGGTGGATAGGGACTGGGACTGGTTCCTCTCCGAGGTGAAGTTCCTCGGAAAGGATGCCCGCATATTCCTCATAGGGAACAACCTTGGGGAGAAGTGCATTGTCGAGCGGTGCATGGAGAATAAGGAGATCCTCGACTTCGATGGTATCCGTGTCCCTGTAGCGGACCCGACCTTCACAAAGGCCGCATGGGAAGAGCGGTTCCCCCTTGATTTCGTCATCCATGAGAGGGATACCTTCGAAAGCATAGGGAAATCGGATATCTGGTGGAGGGAGCGGATGTGCAAGTCCACGTCCCCCGAGAGCCAGAGGTTCCGGAGATCCCTCTTCAAGTATTACATCCCGTCTGAGATGGCTGGAAAGATCCGTGGGATGACGAAGTTCACGACCACGGACCTTGCGATAGGGGAGACAAAGCGATCCGACTACACCGTCGTCCTGACCATCGCGGTTGACGAGAATGATAACTGGTACATCCTTGATATCGAATACGGCAGATGGAACCCGACACAGACGATGGACGCAATCTTCAGGGCCGTCATCAAATACAACCCCCGCCTCGTTGGGGTGGAGTCAGTGGCTTATCAGGCTGCCCTCACACACTTCCTTGAGCGCGAGATGAGTACAAGGAAGAGGTTCTTCTCCATATATCAGCTCAAGAGCGAGGGGAGAAAGAAGGAACTCCGGATAGAGTCGATACACCCACGTTTCGTGGCCGGGCAGATCTTTTTTCCTGTCGGGGCAGACTTCCTCCCTGAGCTTGAAAACGAACTCCTGTCGTTCCCGAGGGGCGGGCATGACGACCTTATTGATGCCCTCTCGTATCAGGACCAGATAGCCGCAGCCCCTGCTCAGTGGAGCAGCAGTGGCGGTGATGAATATGAAATCCCCATCGCTGGAGGAATGTAGATGAAGCTCTCAAAGAAGGAACGGGCCAGGGTACTGTCGATCACACTGTCCGACATTGAGAAGGCTGATGCCTTCTTCGAGGAGAAGATAGAGCCCATGCTGTCCGCCCGCCATGATGTTTACGTGGCCTCGAAGGAGATGTACGAGAAGAAGTTTCCCAAGCTCTCCAAGCAGACCGACATGGTCTCCTACGATATGTGGAGTACGGTTCAATGGGCAAAGGCCCCCATCCTGTCCTCCTTCTTCGGCGGGGACGAGATTGTCACTATCGTGGGGCGAGAAGCTGAGGATGCTCACACGGGCGAGCAGATGAAGAAGCTTATTCATTATCAGATTCTCAAGCAGAATGCCGGGTTCGTGAAGTTCGGACAATGGGTAGAGGATGCCTTCGCCCTTGAACTCGGAGTGATGAAGTGCTACTGGAAGCGAGAGAAGGAGACCGCCGATAAGGAAGAGCTCCTCCCCCTCTACCGGATAGACGAGATGATGCAGGATGATAATATTGAGATTGTTTCCATCGGAGAAGAGGACGAGTTCGGAGACCTTCCCGTGAAGTACAAGGTGTCGAAGATCATAGAGAACCGCCCCGTCATGGAGTTGGTCCGACCTCTTGATATGCGCTGGACCCCGGGGGCGAGGACGCTCTTTGAGGCAGACTTTGTCGCCCAGAGAAAGATCGTCAACGCCGACCACCTCAACCGGATGGCAAAGCAGAAGGTCTATGATCCGAAGGCTGTCGCTCTGGCAGTAGAGTCAGCCGGAGATGTGGTCTACTCTGAAATGGATCTCCGCCTGAACCCCGAGCTCGACGATGATGTTGAGAACGGCGAGTCCGCCCGGGCGCACCTTCCCCTGTACGAATGCTACTCGAAGGTGGACATCGACGGCGACGGCATCCTTGAGGACGTCATCATCACCGTGTGCGGCGGAGAGCTGCTCCGCGTGGAGGAGAACCATTACGGAAGGATCCCCTTCTTCGATCTCTCCCCCAACAAGGATCCCTACAAGGTGCTTCCGGACCTTGGATTCTCCGAGGTCATCGGAGAGCTCCAGCATCTCAAGACGGCGATGATCAGACAGGTTGTGGTGAATCTCGCGCTGAACAATGAGCCGAAGAGTTTCGTTGATGATGTGAAAGTAAACATGGACGACCTCACCCAGAACCGGCAGTACGTGCGCGTCCACGGAAATCCGAATCAGGCTGTCTATGCACAGACAATCCAGCCTATCGCAGCATGGACCATGCCGTTCTTCGAATACATCGAGACTCTTCTTGAACAGTGGATAGGCCGGACCAGATACAATCAGGGGCTCGACACACAGTCGCTGAACAAGACAGCCACAGGGATGACCATGATCATGAAGGCGTCCACTCAGCGGCTGGGGCAGATCATTCGGCAGTTTGCCGAGACGGGTATCGGCGATCTCTATCGGTTCCTCATAAAGCTGAACCAGAAGTACATCACTCAGGATCAGGTGATCCGGTTGATGAACGAGCCCATAAGAATATCCCTTGACGACCTTTCTGGAGAGATGGATATCGACGTGAACATCGACATCGGCATCGGAGAGAAGCAGTCGACGATCCAGAACCTTCAGCTCTTCCTTGGGATGCTCTTCCCGCAGGGGCAGGCAATGGGAGTTCTTGACCAGACTCACTGGGCAAAGGCGGCCAGAAAGATCCTGACCGAGTCTGGCGTTCGGGAAGTGGATGAATATGTCCCGTCTCCCGAGCAGGTACAGCAGAAGATGCAGGAGCGGCAGCAGCAGCAGATGATGATGCAGGGTGGCGGAGGACTTCCTCCGGAAATTCAGCAGATGATGGGAGGCGGAGGCGGTGGAGGACAACTGGAAAGAGGCCCTTCCGGACAGGGAGGAGCGGCACAGGGAGGCCCTGCGTCTGGGAGCCCAGGCGGAAGCCTCAAAGGACTTCCTCCAGCACTTGCTGGCATTGCGTCGAGAAACTTTGGTGCATGAAGTCGAGACGGATGAAAATGACGCCGACGCCATGCTGGTCGTGAGCGGCAGATTCAAGGAACTCAATCACCTGCTCAAGCTCGTCGACAGCATGATCTACTCGAAGAAACTTCTCATGGAGGAATCAGAGGATGAATGACGCTGTGGCAAGGGTATTCCTTGATCTTGTGGACGACTACGATAAGTTCATAGCATCACCGCAGGATAAACAACACTTCCATCGGTGGTGTACGGCAAATGCGCCCGTCCTTGCGGCACGGGTCATGACTGAGCTGGGCAAGGTTGACGCCACCCAGAAGGAGGAAAATAATGGATCAGAGCAACCTTCCCGTAAAGGAAGAACTCGTAGAAAAACCGCAGCAGACAACTCCTGAACCTGAACCGGAGGTCGTCGCCGAAGAGCCGGAACTTCAGAGCGAACCTGAGATACCCAAGGAAGAGCCTGAGTATGGATTAACCTCCGATGGGGAGATCATCCATAACGATGGCGAGAGGAAGCCTCCGGTTCAAGAGAAGCAGAAAGACTATACTCCAGAGGAAATAAGGGATATCGGGCTGGACAACCTCGATCCAAAGAGGATCCCCACCGAACTCCTCCCCTTCTACAAGTCCATGCAGGCGGATTACACCCGCAAGACGCAGGCTCTGAAGGAGAAGGAGAAGTCCCTTGCTTCGCAGCCCCAGCAGCCTGTTGAGCAATCTGAACCTCCACAGCCGCAGATGACAGAACAGCAATCGAGAGACCTGTTCTATCAGGCGGCCAAGGAGAGGGCGGCAGAGATGCTCGGCGTCAAGGCTGACGAGTTCGATGAATACGATGCCCGGCACATGGCATACCTCACTATGGCGTCCCAGGAGCTTTATGGGGTCGCCACCCAGCAGCTCGAAAAGCAGAGGAC